TGCTCTTGGAACTCGGGCGAGAACATCAACAGCCGGACGAAGCAGCCCTTGATCTGGCATAAGCCGAGCGGGTCATAAAACCACTCGACGTCGGCACCAGGCACGTCGAGATCGCGCCCGGCCTCGGTGAACACGACGAAGCGATGCTCCTGCCGCAAATTGCGCTTGACCGCCGAAACGAGGCGTGCGGCGTCTTCCTGCCCATACTTAGATCCCCATAGCCAGGTGCAGACCGTCAGCATGATTTCACCATCTGGACCGCCGTATAGTCGAGTTGGTCCCACGCCCTCTTGCCGAAATAGTCATCGACCGCCTTCCGCGCGCCAAGCCAGTGGCCGTAATCGTCGACGATCAGCACGCCGCCGGAGGAAAGTCTCGGGAACAAGACCTCAAGTTCAATCTTCGTCGAGTCGTGCCAATCGGTGTCGAGCCGCAGCAGCGCAATCCGGTCGGGCAAGTTTTCCGGTTTGATCAGCGTTTGCTCGACCGGCCCCTCGATGAATCGCAATTTGGCCTCGTCGAGCGTGCCCGTCTCCGCCATGTTTTTCTTGACCTGATCGACCGGAATGCCGATCCATTTCGCATCACCTTTCAACCAACGCTCAAGGGCGGTGGCCCCGTTTTTTTTCACGTCATATTGACCGGGCCGCGTCATGCCGGCGAAGGTATCGTATAACCAGCACATTCTCATCGGCGAGAGCTTGCGCGCCAGGATGATATGACCGCCAGCCCATACGCCGCATTCGACGATGTCACCCTCGATCTTGTTGTCGTCGATCATCCGAACAGCGTCAGCGAATCCCGTCAGCCGCGCGATCGAGCCCTTGCTGTACCGCTTGGCCTGCCTGATCAGGTCTTCCACAACACACCGATCCCATTGTTGCCTTCGTCGACCTTGATCTCCTTGTGTTGGTAGTTGGCTTTCAGCTCGTTCCAGAACGCCGGCACCTCTATCGGCAGGTGTCCGAGGCGCGTCTGGTTCTTCGCCATGTCCCATCCGATGTCATGGAATGCGACGATCCGCGCGAGCGGCCCGTAGTTGTCCCAATCGCGCGAGAGATAGGGCAGCGTATGGTTCGCGTCGATGAAGCAAACATCGTATGGCCCCAATACCGAGACGCGGTCGACCGTCGCATGATCGGTGCTGTCTGCGATGATCAGGTGGACGTCAAAACCTCGCTGGCAAAGCAGGACGCCGCATTCATGCAGATGCCCGTTCGTTTTCGGGTTGGGCGTGTCGACGGCGACGATGCGTGATCCCTTCGGCATAACCTCAGCCGCCAGCCAGAGTGAGCCGCCGAACTTGGAGCCTATTTCGAGATAGGAACGCACATTCTCGCCGCGCATAAGCTCGGCGAAGGCGCGGAACTCGTGATCGTTCTGGAGGGCTTTGAATTTCACGCGATGGCCTGGTGCGATTTGAGCCTCGACTTCGCCGCGTCGAAGACTTCCTGCGCGCTGATCGATTCCATGATCTCCTTGCAATGTGGACAAGGCGCGAGCGATCCGCAAGCCTTGCCGCGTGCGATATTGGCATGGCCATTGTAGCCGGTGACCTCGGGCGGCACCCACCCGCCGAACAGGACGACGGCATCCGTCCCGACCGCCGCCGCGCCATGATGCAAGCCGCCCTCCGCGCCGATGAACAGCGCCGCCCGTTGCATCAGCGCGAGCGCGTGGCGGAATGACGGTGCCCTGACCTGATGTGCGCCGAGCAGTTGCGGCGCATGATCGCCAGCCATCGGGTTCGCGAGCTGGATGATCTCGTAGCCCTTTGCCCTCAGCCCGAGCGCGACCTGATCGAACTTATGATGCGACCATTGCTTGTTGATCGCTTGCGGCTTGTTGGGGACGTTCGGCTCGATCAGAATAAAACCGCTGCCCACGGCTTCGGCCCAATGAACCTCCGCCTCGTCAAGGAAGACCTCACCCCGTATCGGCTTGAACTTGTAGTTCCATATCCATCGGTTCGCGCCGCGGTCATGCGTGATGTATTGCCGATTGCCCCGGCAAAACGGATGCCATTCGAGGTCGGAATCCTTCTCCGAGCCTTGCGGCGCGATGTTCGGATTGCCCTTGAAGATTTGCTCACTGTGGTGATCCCATATTATTTTCCTCCCGTCGCCGAACGCGATGCGCTTGCCGCGCTTCGTCGCCCCCCGCGCAAAACCCGTCGCTATGATGTTGTCGCCGTAGCCCATCAATAACTCGGTCCTGGAGTAAAATCGATAACCGTCCCTGTTTTCGCAAACGCACCGCCAGTCCCATTATTAATGAAGAATGTGGAATCGCTGGCTTTTCCTTTGAATAATATTGACGGTTGGCCGAATGCGGAAGCCGCGACGCTAGGATCAGCGGGGGTGCCGGTACTTCCGGTGATCTTGACGAACTTGGAGAAGTTATCTGGGATGCTCGGATTGATAAACGTGCCAAACCAAGCTTGTACGTCAGCAAATTCGACCGCCGTCGTGAAAGTATCCGGATAGAATATGCCAGCCGGCGGCGAGTCGCCGTTATATTGCCTCAGCGATATTCCTCCGCCGTTGACGAAGAACTTAGTCGAGCCATGCCCTGGTGCCTGATTAGGCGGATTTCCTCCGCCTTGATAAGCATATATGCTGCCATCGACGCCCGGCTCTGCATACCCCGCATCCTGCCAGCCGCAGGATACTCCATCCTGAAACATCCAAAATGGATAGTAAGTCTTCGGATAGCCGGGGCCGAGCCAATAGGCAAAACTTGGACTCACATCGATGGCGATAAAGATGTGATGCCACGCGCCGAAACTGAACGGCGTCTGCCGGGTCGATCCGTTGCCGTTCGCGGCATTCCAAATCTGATTGTAAAAGTTGAAGCCTCCGTCATTATAATTTCCGGAAAAGAAGTTCGCATTGAGCCCGAATTGGTTGAAGCCATAAAGATTCTCGATATTTCCATATAATCTCACAACCGAGAATCTTTGCGTCGGATCACCGAACATGAAAAGATTGATTGAATGATTAGTCGTCGAACTCGGCGGCTTAGTTTCGGACGGCAGACGCGCCCATGCGGAGAAGCTGAACTTGTTAGTGTCCGCGATTCCGGAGGGCGACTGCTGAAGATAACCCATCATTCACCCCACCGCTCAAGCTCGCGCCGCCATTCGTCGGCGAACGGCACTCCCTCGTAGCCCGGCATGTCTGGCACGCCCTCGGTGAAGTGGACGCACTTCGGCTCTCTGCTCGGCTCCGATATGCCGACGAGATGATTCCATTCTGGCACGAGCCCGCCGATCAGGTCGTCGTCGAGCCAGCAGAGCCGGTGAAGGTCACGCCCCGGCAGCGTATTGACCATCTCCAGCGTGAGCGCCTCGTTGGCCGGGTGATCGCAGTTGAATATGATGAAGCTCGACCAGTTCTTGCGGTGATATTTCGTCTGCGCTTGCCCGTCCATCTTGATCGCAGGCGATGCCACCAGGTGCTCATGTTTGACACAATAGACCGCCTTCCGGTCATCGAGCAGATCAAATAGCCGCGCGACGTTGTCCCTGAACAGCATATCACCGTCGCAGAATAGCGCCCACCCGCGCCGCGCCAGGTGCGGGACTAGGAAGCGCGCGTTCGCGTGCTGCGTGGACATAGGCGCGTCGCTTATCGGGTCCCACATGATCGGCGCGTCGACCGCGCTCTTGCGCCATTCGATCGGCCGCGTGTAGAGGCCCTGCTCCTGAAGTCTCCGAAGAACGACGCCCTTGATCGGAATAGCCTGCGTGAGATGTTGGCGCAGCGAGTTGCGGCAGACCGCGAAGGCGCTCGCCTCACGCGGGTCAAAGCCGATCCATATAGAGCGGTCTTTCATTTCCCGATCTTGAACGATGGCGGGTCCGTTTTGCGCGGCTTCAGCCACGCGCCGGTTCCGCGATGCTTCTCTTGCAGATTGATTATCGGGGGACGATGAGCTGCCGGCTCTCGCTTGACGTGAGCTACCTTTGACCCGAGCAAAAGCTGGAAGCGCGGCTCCGGCTCGCTATCAGGCTGCGCTATGCGTTGCTTGTGATATTGAATGAGCGACTTGTTCATCTCAATAGCTCGGCCCCGGCGTGAAGTCTGTCACGGTGCCAGTCTTCGTGAACGCACCGCCATCGCCGCGATTGACATAGAACGAAGCATCGCTGGCTTTGCCTCTGAATAATATCTGCTGCGTGCCGAAGGCGGCGGCGGCGATGGCTGGGTCTTCAGGCGTGCCGACACCACCTGCAACCTTTACGACCTTTGCGAAATTGTCCGCGTCGGTCCAGTCGATATATTGGCCGAACCACAACTGCACTTCCGAAAACTCCATGATCTGCTGATAATCCGCCTGAGTCTGCCCGCCCCCGTATTTCCAGTTGAGATTGAATGGCAAGCCAGCCGATTCTCCGTTGATAGGGATCGAATAACTCGACCCCGTGTCATTGGAGAGCGTACCGTTGTGCGTCGCGTTTCGATTGACCGAGTTGATGACAATGTTGCAGGCGGCCGGCGTGACCGTATTGATCGCAGCGGCGAGATGAAACCAACTCCCTACCGTAAGCGGAATAGATACCGCATCAAATTCCGAATAGAGCGACGTCGACGGGTAGCCCCATCCGGAAGGCCGATCACCGGCCAGGAGGCTGACAGTATAGGTGACCGGGCTGCCGCTGCTGGTAAGCTGTACCAAAAACCACCGATATTCCATCGGCGTTAAATCATCTTGCTTGATGCCGAATAAATGCTGAGTGGAGGTTAAAAGGCCCGGGAAACGCGCCCACATTGACAGGCTGATTGACTGACAATCCGACGACGAAAGGCTTGAACACTGAAGTTGTGCCATCACGAATACGCCACGCAGCGCTCGCAGGCCGTGCCGCTTACGTCGCGGCGGATGTGTGCATGGCGCAGCGATTGAAATTTTGGCGAGTTCCAAGCATCGACGAACGATTGCTTCGTGAGATCGCCCATGTCGAACCTGCCATCATGGTCGAAGCAACACGCAGACAGCTTGCCATCGAAAGTGATATGCCCCTCCTGAAAGACCGCCCAACAGGGCAGCGGCTCACGCAACGCTCCGATGCGCCCGCGATTGCCTGCCGTCGTCGACCAGCCGCGGCGCTCCTGCTCTTCCTCCGTCAACGATGCCTGCGAGTAGAGCGGCAGCGCATAGACCTCATCGACGAACGGCGCGACCTCGGACACCACTGCCCTCATGCGCTCCCCCTGTTGCCCGTCATATTGGATATAAGAGGCGTAGAGGCCGCAGTGGTGACCGAGATCGTGCAATATCTGGTCGCGGATCGGCTGCGCGAGCCGGATATTTTGCAGGATGCGGGGAAACAATCGCGCCGGCATGTGCGCGATCTGCTCGAACTGGTTGGGGTCGGCATAGTTGAGCGAGAACTTCAGACTGTCGAGACCGGCGGCGATGAGCTGGCGCACCCTGCGAGGCGAGGCGAGAGATCCGTTCGTCGTCAGGAAGACATAAGGATATTTCGCGACGTGCTTCGCGAAGTGAACTGCCTCGTGCAACCAGGGCAGCAGCATCGACTCGCCGAGGTAGAATAACCCAATTTCCTCGACGCCGAGGTCGCGCATCTCGATCAGCAGGCGCTCGTATAGCTTGCGGTCCATGTCGCCTTGATCGCGGAGCTGCTGCGATCGCGCGCAGAACGAGCAGGAGAAGTTGCAGCGCCCGGTCAGTTCGATCTTGACGGACTTCGGGATGGGCGCGACATCGGTCAGGTTCTGCGGCAGGCCGGTAATGGCGTCAATACGTTCGGTGATCCCCACGTTGCATCATCTTTCCCCTTCCTCATCGGCGCTTCTTGCGCCCCGAACTTTTGAACGTCCCGCCGGTCGCGTAATATTTCCGCACCTGCGCTCCCGTGAACACGCGCCCCGATGGCGACCGGAACTTGCCTGCCGACTTGCCGCGCGTGATCCTCTTGAACGGCACTATTGCATCGTCGGCGGCGGCTGCCGCTCCTCTTGTTGCGCGGGCGGCGGCTGCTGCTGCATCGGCGCCGGCTGGTTCGGCAAGGGCTGGCCGGTCAGCGGATCGACGAGGATCGGCTTGCCTGTTACCGGATCAATCAGCGTCTCGGGCGCGAGCCCCTGCGTTTCTTCAGCCAAACGCACGCGCTCGGCCTCGTCGTCAAAGTCGTCGCTCAATACGCCGCGGCGCTTGAGTTCGTCCCAATAGGTCTCCTGCGACAAGTCCTTGCGTGCCCTTGCCGCGTCGAGCGTTTGCAATTCGCTGCCCGCTTCGAAGTCGACGCCGAAGTCGGTGTGCACATTCACGACCGGCGAGATGTTCTGCTTCAGCCACATGCAGGTGATGATCCATGCCTGTTCGAGCGCATCCTTCAATCCGAGCGCCCATGCCTGCACCGCGTTGTGCGCCTTCATCGAAACGTTGGCCGTCGTGATGACGGTGAGGTTGGCCGTCGCGAGCGGCTGCATCCCCAAGTCACGCATCTCGGTGCGCAGCTTGTCGAGGTCGTTGGAGAGGAAGTTGAGCGACGTCGCCGCCGGCTCCATCCACTCCCACCGCCCCGCGCTGCCCGTATTGTTCACATCGGGCGGCGCGAACACGACGCGGTTCGGCCCGATCGGGACGACGATCTGCTGCCCGTTCGCATCGGTCGGCGGGTTGACGCCTTGCCCCGCCGCCATCGGAAAGGCCGTCAACTCCTTGATGTGATCCAAATTCGATTCCTGTTGGAATTCGGTGATTTGCAAAAAAGCGAGGTCTCGCAGCGGAGGATCGACGCGCCAGGACGCGCCCGCGCGCTTGCCCGTCTTAAACGGAACCAGCGGAATAATACCGATGGTGATCGGCCCCTCGGCGATCTTCGCCCATGTCGTTCGCTTGTTGCCCGCCGGGTCGGCGCGCTCCTGCTGCTCGTAAAGCTCCCACTCGGCAGGGCTATAGCCGATGACCGCGCCCTGCGTGGCGTTGCCCTCGGCGTCGACGATTACTTCATATATCGGATCGCGGCATAAAACGCGCACGCGCTCGACGGTGGTTTCCTCGAAGGTTTCCGGGTTGCAGACCGAGGCAGTCTCAAGGATGCGCGCGTGATAGATGATCTCCTGGCTGCCGATGAAATCCGAATAAACCGCGAGCAGCCGCTCGGCGGGGATGTGAATCCAATAGGGCCGCACCCCACCTTTGCGTTCCGCATCAAGCGTGATCGGGCCGTTCGGCAAGGTCGGATAGTCAACCCATATCCAGTCGATCGCCTTGTCGATGCCGTTCTTGAAGGCCTCGGCGGCGAAGACGTGCAGATTGTTGCCCTGCCCGTCGATGTTCTCGGCGAGCATCTTGAGATCATCCGGCGTGTCGGGTGCCAGTTCGAGCGTCTTGGAGAACGGTTTGCTCGCGAGGTTCTTGCTTATGTCGTTGTAGATGTTGGTGAGCGGTGCATTCGCCCGGCGCCTGTCGTAGTCCTTCTGCGTCTCATTCTCGAAGCGCGGCAGCCACGGCGACACCGTCCCGCCGCGGACGCGCCAGAGCTGCGAGAGTTGGGCGTAGGCTTGCGTTGGCCCGGCGACGTTGCCCTCCGGCGCGGTCGCGCGTAACGCCTCGGCGCCCTGCAGGATGGCGTTCACCATCGTCCAGTACGGTTCCTGCGCCTTGTAGTCCGTCGACTGCTGGCGCGGGTCGACCTCGATTGGTTGCGGCGTGGTGCTGTCGGGCGCGTCGGCCATGATCGTTTTCCTATGCGTGCTTCAGGACGGCCTCGACCGCGGCGTAGAGCTTGCGCCTTGATGGGCCGACGAGCTTGATCACCTCGCGCACGAGTGCGCGTGTGACGCCGAACTTCTTGGCGACGAACGCGATCTCGTATGTCTGCTTTGCCGAGATTTTCGCGCGGTCCGCCTTGCCTCGCTTGCGCTTGTCGTCTGTCATCTCATACCTGCCCATAAACGCCGAACGCCGCTTGCACCGGCTTGTTGAGCATCAGCTCGGTCATCACCCAGACATAGGCGTCGAGCCGGTCGGGACTCGGAGAATCGCCGAGAGGTTCCCACGTTGCCATCTGATCTTCAAGTTCAGCGAACGCGCCGACGTGCCGAACCTTGTCCTGATCGTATAGCAACGCGATCGGCTCGGCCCGCGCATACTTGCCGCGGCTCGCGTGGACGATCCGCACCGGGGCGTTCGGCATCACTTGCTGGATGGTGGCCCTCACCATGTCGCCGCCTTGGTTGCCTTCCGCGACGATCACGCTCGCACCGAGCGACTTGTAGAGCCCCACCGCCTTCTCGGCCCACCCGTGCGGCGAGTAGCGCCCCGAGGCATCGGCCAGGACATAGGCGCGTCCATCAACCCCGAGCGCGGCGGCGACAATGCCGGTGAGATTCGAGTCCGCCTTCTTGGTGACTGCCGGATCGACGCCTATCGCCACGCGGCGGAACTCGGGCGGCTTGCCGACGAGCCTCGCCTTTTCGATATGCTCGCGCCGCCACAGCGCGCCCTCGGTCTCGTCGAGTATTTCGCCGCCGAGCTCCTGCCGCCCGAGGCGGGTGCCGGCGTATTTGCTGACGACCGTGTGAAGGAATGATGGCGCGAGGTTGCGGCGGTTCGCATGGGTAGTCGCTCGCGTAATCGCCGTCTTGGGATCACGCATGATCTCGCGCAGCAGGGGGATCGGCCGCCCCGTCGTCGTGATCATGGCGCGGGGTTTTATTCCCATGCGCAGGCCGAACATCGCCATGTCCCACGTCTCTTGCGGGTTCTTCCAGGCGATCAATTCATCCGCCCAAATTGCTGAGTGCTGAGGCCCGCGCAGGCGGTCGGGTTCTTCAGCGGAAAACATCGTCGCTTGCGCGCCATTGGCCCAAGTAAGTCTTCGCTTCGACGGTTCGTATGTTGGTATTCCGACCGGCTTGCCATCCTGATCAATGTCGCCGGCCCAAGCGTGCGGCATGATCCCGCCCGGTCCCTCGACCATGATGTCGCGAGCGTCTGCAGCCGTCGGCGCTATCAATCCGATATGGCGGTATCCGGTCTTGACGAGATGCCTAACCCACTCGGCACCTGATCGCGTCTTGCCGGCGCCGCGACCGGCAAGGAACAGCCAGACGAGCCAATCGCCCTCCGGCTCAAGTTGCTCGGGGCGCGCGAGGAAGCGCCAGTCGTGCAGCAGTTCGTCGATTTGCGGATCAGTTAAGCGGGAAAGCGTCCTCTGCCTCTGATTCGGCTTCAATTTCGCGAGCAACGATATATTCAAGCTGCACCCTCGCGTCCTTTGCGAACTCGGCGATCTTCTGTGCTGGCGCGCCGCTGATGACTATCGCCTTGAACTTCGGAGACTGGAACGGCGCAAGCTCCGCTGCCCACTCGACCGCGAGCTTCGCCCATTCTTTAAATTTGGCTTCATTGCCGTCAGGCTTGCCGGGCTGGTACTTCGAAGCATAGCCCGCCGCGATCAGCATGAACTGCTCGACAATCTCTTTGGCGAGCGGGTTCGCGTGGAGCTTCGACGGATCATGGCGCGCCGCCGTCTGCTCGATAAGTTCTTCGTTCTCTTTATTGCGCGCGATGGTTGCCTTGTTGAGCGATCCCACCTTGCGCCCGGCGCCGACTCGCTTCCCGCCTCTAGCCATGTTTGATTATTAACATGATGTTATCAGAACAATCAAACGAGCGAGGGATTAAGGAGCGACGGGCTGTCCCAGTTCTCCCATTCAACCGGGAAAGAGCATTGCGAGCCAAGGATGTCTTTATGCGCCCGGCAGGAGTGAACCCATGTCTCGGTGCCGAGCTTGCTGCCGATCGGCTTGACGTAGCCTTCGCAATCGGGACCGGCGAGATCGCAGTCAGCCCCGCAGGTGCATCGCCCGAGGATCATTGGCTTGATCCTGAAAAGATGCCGCCCGGAGGGGCTAGCCACAGGGCGGCGAGTTGTTCGTCAGTCTGGGGAAACAACGAGCAAAACGCCCTTCCGGGTGCTTCGGTCGTGACGCGCAGCCAGTGAAAGCCGAGCGCCTATTGCTATTGATACGCCTGCCCGGCTTGCGAGTAAAGCAGGCATGTCGGCCTGTTGATTTCCTGTGGGGCGTTTTGATTGTGTTTCACGTGGAACATTGCACTCTGAGGTACTTAGCGGAGAGGCATCCTGAAAAATGCTTTGCGCTGTTGACGTTGGCGCGGCGCGTTTTTAATTTTGCGCGTTGATGACGTCGCCAGCACCGGATGCGGTCGCCTATAGCTGCTCGATCCTCGTTGAGCGTCGGCGCGTGACGTTCTACCTGCCGAGCTTGGCGCAGGCGCGCGGCTTCTGCCCTATCTTAGAACGTGCGGCGGGCAACGGACGCAAGGCCCTTGTCCATGCCATCGACGAGGATGGCGGGGCCACGCTGATCGAAAATAACGCCCCGGACCCCCAGAAGGCCGATTTGGCCCCCAGAGGCCCGTAGGCGCGTTCTGGGGCAAATTGGGCTATCCGGGGCGGGAAACCGAGCCGGACGCATGGCTGGCGGCCTCTGTGGCCAGGCGGGGCCATCCGGGGGTGGCAGGACCCGGCAATGTTCCCGCTTCGTCCCGGCCCTATTGCAAAGCCGCCCGGACGTGTTTATATTTCCACCATACCGTTTGGCATAAGGCCGAGCGAAGTTGGCAAAGGAGAAGGCCATGAAAGTCCGCGAACTAATCGATCAGCTTCAGCAATTCGACGCCGAAGACGAAGTTCATTTCAGCTTCAATTCCGGCGATCACTGGCGGACCACCGTCGCACCGAAGGTTCGCCGCGTCGAGATGCTGCCCATCATTGAATCCGAATATCACAACAAGCCGCAGATCATCGACGAGGACGACCGGCGCTATGACGACGCCGAGCAAGTCGTCGTTTTGA